CGCCATCAAAAGCAATATCAGAAACTCTCAATAAATCGTGTATGAACATACTAGCTTCATTAGAATATAAGTTTATACCTATACTATAAAATTTACCATCAGAATACCATGAATGGGCGCATCCAATAAATGCTCCTAAATATTTACGTGCTATAATTGTATACTCGGTCTGAAAATTATTAAAAGTTCTAGTAGCCTTACCTGGTTTAAGTCTTTCATCCTTCAAAGTCAATTGTGATATTGGTAAAATAGCTGTATTACTAAATAAACTTTGCTCTAAATTATCAAGATTAGTTCTTAAAGTTTTATCTTTAACAGTGTAGCCATTTTCATCAAAATCAAAAAGATTTCGCTTTCCATTGGGACTTGGTACATAACCGTATCCTGCAGACTTGGACATATCCATAGGAGCTAATTTAAAATCTTCACATCCATTAATTGCTTCATGTTCTGTCAAAACTCTAGGAGTTTTATCATTATTAAAAGTATTAAGCAGCAATTGTATATACTCACGATCATCAACGTTAACAATTTTAACATCAGAATTATATTTTTCAGTACCTTTCACTATTGGATCCACTCCATTAGCGCGAGGATCATATTTCGATAAAATTGATGTGTCTGTTGCAGCTGGTCCTAAAGCCTCATATATCAATGAACGTTTTAATTCAGTTTTAGTTGAGCGATGTGCTGCTCGTGGCAATTGTCCCTCAAAATATAAATTCTTTAACATATAACGGCCTTCGCCTTGTTGTTTTATCTCATGATGTAACTCAACAAAAGGTCCTATTTCCTCTTTCGTTATAATCTGTCCGATACCATGTCCTAATACTGTGTCCGCACCAAAATGTAAAGCTATAATTCGATCTCTCCAAACGTATATACCTCCACAATCACCGTTTTCCGTTATGATGTTACTCTTTATAAATAATACCTTTTCTTGATTATCAGCGTTTATCATCGTTTTGACTTCACCTTTACCATGTCCTACATTCAATTGATATCCATCCTTGCTTTTTCTTAAGCACATAAAAGTCAATTGATCTAAAAATCGTGGCACAGATTCAGTCTTACTAAAGAAATAATTTTCTCTAACTTTGAATGGAGCCAATGGAAACTTTGATAAATCTAATTGCACAACATCTGTATAAGAGTTCATACAATAATAACATTCAGGATCATGTTCATGTCTATCGCAGCTTTTAACTCCATCTTTCAATCTTTTAACCTGATCACGTTTTAATACCAATTTCTTCCATTCTTTTCGCCATAAGATATTAATCTCAAGTTCATCATCAACAAAATGCAACATATGATCATTTACATATACACGTTTACCTACAACATATCCATTTGATTTTAGCCATATTCCTCCATGTTTGAATTCAACCCGAGTTAAACTTTCTGACAAGTGATGAGATTCACCTTGCAATTTAATACTTTTTGCTCCTTTCTTATCAGTTTTACCTTCCGATTGCATTATGAAAACTGTAGCATCACATTCACCCCTCAAATAATCTTTGATAGTTAAATAGGAACTAACAGTAAATAATGCACTAACAGACATTATTCCCACAAGAAGAGATACATGAGCTAAAAACCTTAAACATCTCAGAGCAACTATACTTGCTCTGTTTACGTATGATTTAACCAAACTTACGTTTTTAGCAAAGTATCTTGACATCCTATCAGCCCATTTTTCTTCATCATTGTCAGATTGTAAGTCAATACCTTTCAATATATCATGAAAATTACATTTAGCTTGCGTAGTTTTTCTTCGTTCATGTTCCCTTTTCTTCATTTGCTTCATAATCTTAATAACAGCACACAATTGAATAAATGTTAGATCTTGTAGTATATTTCCATGTTTGAGACAAACACCATATTGATGTCTTTGTGCTGCACAATCCATATCACATGAATTAAATGATTCATACATATAATCTTGACCATTCTTCTTAAGAACACGGAACCGTAAGTGCGAAAAATCTGTAAAATCTTTCGGTCCAACAGAACTAACTTCAATCGAAAGTGCTTTCCTTCTCATTATGGCTTCAGTACATTTAATTGTACTAGACAAATCAATAAAAGCATTTCCTAGTGTAATAACTGTTTCTGCACTCATCTGAGTTCCTTTATCCTTAATACTTGCCATATCTAATGGAACCTCACAATTCGAAATAAATAGAAAAACTTCAATAAGCTGAGCATCAGACAAACCATCAACTGGACTTGCATTAAAATCATCAAAAACTATAGTCTTCTGACCGTGATAATTATCAAAAAATTTTGTTGGACCTCTCGTATAAATATCATTACTAACCTCATCTATAGTTTTACCTTCGACACAAGACATCATAGCCTTAATCATTGACGATTTTCCAACACCAGCTCCACCTACAAATTCTAACCACAAAGGTTCCATCTCACGTGGTTCTCCTGGAGTGTATTTATCTTCCAAATTTCTTTTCGTCTTAGTAATTTCATCAAATATCGTCTTTGCCTGTCCAGCACTTGGGCTCTTTTCTTTGCACATTTTCAAAACCTGTGCTAACAATCGTGCATAATTTCGTTCAATTCCCAAGTATAATTCATCATTGATGTGTTTCTTATCCGCAATTCTTTCTGTACAATATGCCAATTGACCTGTTAATTGATCAAGTAAGTTACCTTCTTCACACATTTCTTTCCATTTTTGTTCGGTGTCCGTCACAAAATATTGTTTAATAATTGTGGGTAAACATTCAAATAAAAAGCCTACAAACGATTTTACAGTTTTGAACACATTTGTTGCTTGATTTATAATCTGTAATTTCTTTAATAGATCTTGACTATTTGGAAATTTACAATAATCGATTATGGTTTGGATGAATTCTGGAAATTCACCTTGTGCAACAAAAGTATGTCCCTTCCATGTAAAATTATTTGGAGCTCTATAATATGTGAAACCATCCTTATGATATAACATACCAACTCGAACATCTTTTAATTCTGCCGTATCATCGCATGGGTACCATCCAACTTCTATCATTCGTACAAAATTTGCGGGTTTTATACTTGTATCTCCTTTTCTTTTAAACATGACAGTGCCACGACCAAATAGAAAATTAAAAATACTAGCTGGCATAAAACCTTCTGACCATGAATGTAAATATTCTCTAACACGTGCATTAGCACCAAGCAAATTGCAATATTCTAGTAATTTATAAGGCGTCAACAATGAGTCATCTAAATACATTTTGACTAATACTCGAGAAAGACTAGTAATAATATCTTTCGTCGGATACTGTTCAAAATGCAAATCAGCTTTCTTTTTGATTGTTGCATACATCCTATCAACAAGAGACTCCAATCCTGCATCTATCTTCTAATCAAC